ACGTTCAGCCTCCAGTTTAGTTATTTCCTTATTAACCTTCTTGAGCTCTTCAGCCCTTTTCTTATCTAAGGACACTAACTGTTTAGTCAGTTCTACCCTCTTAGCTAATAGCTCCTTAGCTTGCTCAGTAGCCCCAGCAAGAACAGCTTCTTTACGGAGACGCTCAGTCTGCTTGATCTCAGCTACAACTGTTTGTATCTGCTGATTAGGAGTCTGGCCACTTAGTCGCTCTTTAAAGATTTCATCCTCTAGGCCAGAAACTAGGCTCTTTGTACTTGATTTAAGAGACTTAACCCTGCTTTCAGCTTCTTTAATGACTGTCGTAATATTCTTGACATTTGATGTTATTGATTTCTCAACCCGATTGAAAGAAGCCTTAAATTCTGTATTAATATCATCCAATATCTGGGTGATGCCTTCACTTTCATCCTGCCAAGCTTTTCTTGTTTTTCTAGCAGTATTCAATGCCTCTCGTGTAATCTTTTGATTTGCCTCTTTCGCTGCGTCTACCTGCTTCTGTTGTTCTTTTGCATAGGCTTCTTGGTTCTTTTTATAAGTTTCCCGAAGCTTCTTAGCAGCTATCTCCTCTTTAGCCAAGTAAGTAAGAACATGGTCTATTGCGTCTACCTGTAACTCGATAAGTGAAGGGAGACCTAATAGATCCGACGTTGCTACTTTATAGACGAACTTAAAAGCATCAGCAATACCTGATAGCTTAGACTCTAACTTAGCCAAACTACCAAGGGCCTCCGCCACAGCTTCTATAAGAGTCCGACCTACACTCTCGACGAAAAAGTTCTTAATTCGTTCAATTGCAACTGTTATCTTACGTCCCGCATTATCGGCTGCAAGGACTACAGCTTTATCATAGCTCTCTTGAGCATCCTGAATCTTAGCAAGAGTCTTAGCATACTCTTCACCTCCATCAGTCAAACCAACTAAGAGAGAAGTCAGGCCACGAATACGTGGAGCAAGTTTTGAGACTAGTGTGATGTTACCATCGGTGTACTTAGCCATTTCTTTGAGAACGCCTACCAGTCCAAGAGCTTCAACAGCTTCTTGACCTGTTGCAACGCCCAGGTCTGCAAGGAAGCCCTTCATAGCATCTGTAGGCTTAAGTAGTGAATTCATCGCACCACGTATCTGGGTGAGTGATTGCCTAGCATTAAGACCTTTCACAGATGTTTGTGCAAGTAGTGCATTGACCTCATCGAGGCGGATCCCTAGCTGGCTAGCAACAACCGTCACACGTCCAAGAGTATTAGCAATCTCACTCGCGCGTATTCTACCGAGTTCGATAGTCTTGAACAGTGTTGCAGCAATCTTATTAGTTGAAGCTGAGTCTAACCCATAACTATTGATTGCAGATGATAGTACGTTGACACTATCGGTAAGAGTTGAGTTCGTAGTTATAGCGAACTTACCAGCTTCGGCCATGAACCTAAAGGTGTCAGCCCCTTTAGCAACCTGGTTACTCAGTGCCTGATAACTAGCTTCTGCTGTATCCAGAATATCGAAACCGAAAGAGTCTGATACTTCACGTATTCCAGTTGCCCACGCATCGAAGCCGATGGGAACATCCTGAGCGATGGTCTGTATTTCTGCAATACGCTTCTCAAGTTCAATAGCTTCTGTGAGTCCTTCACGGATAGCTCGAACCATCCCAGATATCAACCTGTGGGTCAGCTGTACAGCTACGAGCTTAGTCATAGTCCCAAGAGAGAGGACTAGTTTGTTTGTTGCTTTAGCTTGTTCCTTGTAAGCCTGGGTCTGACGTTTCGTTGCAGTAAGGGCTTGTGGAGTCAGCTTAGCAATAGCATCTGCATGTGCTTTCTCATCTGCTGTCATTGCCTTAAGAATACGGGCGGCTTCTTTACGTTGTGCAGCTGTTCTTTTGAGGCTGGCTTCAAGCTTTGCCCCAGCAGTAAGCTGAGCATTACTGGTATCAACAACCCTTCTCTTCACACTCGCTAGGGCACCATCCAGCTTCTGCTGTGTGATGACTACCTCTCGTCCTTTTTTATCGAAGCCTGTCCAAGTAGTTGTCAACTCTCTAGTTGCTGCATTTTCAGCTGTAATAATTTTGACGTTCTCTAATGCACCATTCTTTAACTCTTTCTGTGTTCGTGCATTAGCTGCACTAACTCGCTGCCTCTTTAGGAGGGAAGCAGCCACTTTTTCATTCGCGGCTTTCTGTTTATTTGCAGCAGCTTCAGCTGCATCTGCGTTCTGTTTGCGTACAAGCGTATTTTCTTTAATTTCATTTGATACTAATTGGTAGGCTCCAGCCTCTTCTTTAAAGACCTGGATGATATCTTGGCCTGCAGCCGTCTGAGCCTTGATGGTGGCTATCGCTTGTTGACTACCATCATCCATTTGCTTTAATTTGAGGGCAACACTTTTGACTGCGTTACCAGTTTCACCTAGCTCCTTCTTGAGGTTGGCTAGTGAGTCCACTGCATTAACGGCATTGACTGTGAATTCTACATTTAGTCCTTCTACCATTAGAATGTCCTTTCGCTATATTTAATAGACGCCTTAAAGGCTGATGCCATCAAAGGGATGATATCAGCCTTTACAGCTTCTTTTGCTTTCATCACTCCGTACTCTAGACTATTCCAAGGAGCAGATGCTACTCGTGAGTTTGTGTTACTTTCTAATATGTTATAGTGGGTTACGTCAGATTCCCATTTAAAGGTAGCCACTGCACCAGATGATTGGAAACTGAAGTCTGATTGAGATCGGCCAGCTGCAGGGTTTCTACTTGGCGTAGGATTCCCTCCTACTGGAAGATTTACTCCTACATATGCTGCTAATTCACTCCACGTGCTACGGGCCATACCTGTGAGGACAGGAACATTCCTTGATGCTCCACGTACGAGAGCAGCTGCTGCAATCAAAATAGCCTGGAGGCCAGCTTCTCTAAGCTTAGCCTCCAGGTCTTCAAACTGAATTACTCTAACTTTGACCTTGGTTTGCATTTTCCATTTCCTCATACTGTCTGATTTGATTGTAACCTATTAAGTGTGCTCTTGCTTCAACATTACATTCATCCCATGTTGGCTTAATCCCTGGTGGTCTAATATTGAAACGTTCACAAGCAGACCAGATAGCATAATGTTCCGTTCTGTATCGGGGCATGACTACATGCTTTGCGCCTGCTCCTGAGAAGCTAAAAAACGGTCTGTTGCCTCAGTTATCTTTCTTTGGTCCAAACCACAAGCTGTGTGGGTTAGTCCGATGATGAGACTTATCTCTATATCAGTGAAAGCTGTGGCTAGTTCAGCGATGTAGTTTGTCCAAGTAGCAGGGTCGCCCTGAACAACTGTCTCCCATTCGAGATCAGGGGTAGCTGCAAGTGATGTTATTGTTGTCCATGCTGCTTTCTTCTCAGCCCAAGCAGTGATGAGCTTATCATATTCCTTGTCCTCATAGTCCAGGCTCTTAGCTCCTCCCTTCTTGATGATTTCTGGAGGAAGCGGTGTCGGGCACAACTTCTCGAATTCATCGTAACTCAAAATGGGCATTGCTTTGAAAACGTATTCAGTCTCACCTTTAGGGATAACGATAACTTCCGGTGTCAGCCCTTGTATAGTTTTGCCGTTCATCTTCATAGTGTTCTCCGTGTTAGCATAATAATGGGAGGGGCACATGCCCCTCCCAGGGAATTACTACTGTGCCGACCGAACTACAATAGCATCAGTCGCGTTACAGTTACCAGAAGAAGCAACAGTACCTGCTCCTACATCATGTGCTAGTGACTCGAAACGATAGTCAGGAAGAGTGATTTCTTCTTTATCACCCGTAGAACAATCGGGTGTATACAGTATCACCAGATCAACAGCATATGGACGACATTCATCGCTATCAGATGAAGTCCATGCAGCTGCTGCTCCACGTTTCTTGAGAGCATCTTCAATAGTGGGAGTACCACCAGAGCCACTTGCAGAACTTGGCCCTTTCAAGTAATCCCAAACGAAATCAAAGGCGACCGCAATTGGTACTTGGTCGCCTTCACGAACTTCATCCAGAAGGCCACGGTTGAGCTTATACTCCATGGTCTTAGCTTCGGTATAAGTCAGGTTACCCTCACCGATCCGAACCTCCAAGGAGTGACCAGCTCCGTCTTTAATTGTTACAGTCGCTTGCTTTAGATCAATCTGCGCCATTGTTTTCTCCTTAAATGGTGAGTGTTATCTCGTAATGCCCCTCGACTGATGCTTGCATCAATTGGAGCTCAGGTTCGATCTGGCCGAAGTGGTTGACTTGAATTCTTTTACGATTCTGAGTACTCTGTAAAAGAGATAGGCAACCGAAATGCTCACCAGTATCGAAACTGCTAGTGCCATACTTGTACAAATCAATTGAAGTGAACATGCTGGATACTTTTCCAACATCATCATGAATACGATGATAGTTAGTATCATCCATTCGTGACTGTACCATTACATTAACTTCGATATATACTTTGAACACATTCTTGTTGATTTCTGTAAGATAAGGGCCATCCATCCGTAGCTCAATGAAGTCTTTGGGTGGGTGTATCCCACGGTGTTGACCTTCGATGAACATGAGTAAGTCACCCTTATAGGTATCGAAGTGTTTACTGACTGATGCAAAGATCCATCTAGCCCAGTGAGGATCAGCTCCAATGCTGCATATACCGCTGAATGGAGCAGCCATTGCAGGTGTAGACCAATCAGATTGACAACCCCCATTATTAACATAAATTATAAATTCATATTGTATGCCATTTGTTAGGCCGGTAATAATAATATCACCGTCACCTGTGCGCTTGAATGTATCGCTCTGTGCGCTCCATGCGTTGCCTGATCCTACTATTCTGTATCTTGCATAGATTGTATCTGATTGGGTGTCGGTTGTTACCGCAAGCGTTACCTGTGTATCTCCGGCTGTTGCGGTTCCTAATGTTGCTGGGTCTGGTGCCATTATTTATTCCTCTCGGTATTGCCGTTGCACTTCTGCAATAAATACTTCTAACGGTAATTTAATCAGGCAAAGGTCGCTCTTGTAATTTTGCCAAGCAATTATCTTTAATCTTAGTATTCCGTTTTCGTCCTCGAACCTTCCGACACTGACATAAACAAATTCAAGGCCAGAACATTCCAACTCACATAACCAACAGATGTCCCCAGAGTGCAATTGTATCCCGCACCCCTTCCGCTTCATTTCCTCGACCTTATATAAGTATTTATGTTACCTAGCTTGGTATCTATTCTCTCATATAGCTTATCACTTCTATCCATTCGGTTTTTAACGCAATCAACCGACTCTTTTGTTGCAAATGTTGAAATATTATATATCCAAACTATTCCTGCTATTGATGTGAATATTGCTACTAGTCCTGTGAGCATCCAGTGCAGTTCAGTCTTGTGAACCATTTTATCATGTTTATCACAAACCTTGTTATCCATCATTGCTCCTATCTAAGGCTGTGCAGGTCATTATATAGCCTGCATTATCTTCTGTTTTATCAAGGTCCTTCACAGTATACTCTCTATCATTTATAGTACAGCTCCAATCTAAGGCTGGAGTATTACTTTTAAGATCAGAATTTCTTACAATGATAAGGCGAGTGCTCTTATCAAAGAAGCCTCCATAAGTGAAATTCTTGTTGGAAGCGATATAGGCGAGGTCATAAGCGAAATCGCGTGATTGTTTAACAGGTAAGACGATCGCCCTACGTACTTTAATATCAGTGTAGACTCTAGTTATTTGACCAGTGGTAACGTCATTAGTATTAGTTGTTGGCATATGGAAGTACACAGTTTCCCCGAATGAACGTTTCAGGCGGTAGAGTATTACTTTTATTTGTCTTAGATTATTCTGGAACATGTTCTCTCCTCACCCTTTCAGCCGGCTGACCCTATTGTCAGCCGGCTTATTAACTAGTGACTAGCCATACATTACCACACCGAGGTCAGGATCAAGGACCTTGACACCGCAGAGCATATCAACAGTAGTCAGCATACCCTGAGCAGTTCCATCGTACTGCATGGATACACGCATGGACAATCCGTTGAAGCTAGCAACGAACTGATTAGCACCGAAGCTCGCATCCACAGTGACCAGTGGACGGGAGACAAGTGCAATAGCGTTAGGATGGAAGCCGAGACAGAAATCACCACTTGGGCCAAGAGCCAATTGCTGACTATTAACCAGAGCCGTCTGTACTTCACGGTCCAGAGCAATGTTAGTCGCAGTTGGTGCACCAATAAGCCCGTAAGTATCAACAGTAGCTGCAGTGATACCAGAACTGATCATTTGACCTGCGAGAGGAGCGTCAGAAAAGCTCTTAACAGTGAGATCCTTAACCCAACCAGCTGCGTATCCAGCAGTGAGATCAACAGCACCGTAAGGCATAACTGTGATGACTGCATCATTATCAACTGCTCTCTTCAACCCAGGAGTGAAGGTGATAACAGTGGTCGGGGTGCTAGTAGCTGTCAGGATCATTTGAGGTGTACCATCTCCAACAACGCTGAACCACTGGCCAGGAAGCATAACATCAGAAGTACCATCGATGATCATAGTGGTAGAAGCTATAGCATACCCACCAACCTTATTGACAGCAGCTGCCTGAGTAGTCTGAGTGGCAGGAATACTTGGAGCATTCTGATCCATGTAGAAATCAAAACCGAACTTACGTCCGAGCATTGCATTCTGGAGAGCTTCACCACCGTCGCCAGCTTCATTCACCTTAGTGAAATCACTTACGTCAAGCAATGCACCCTCAGCACCAGGAGTCAGGATGAAGTTTCTCATTCCAGGCCCAACAGGAACCTTATTGGTATTCATTAGAGTGTTAGCTGCAATGACAGTGCTCTTACCAGGGTCAACACCAAGCTGACCAACAGAGTTACCCATGAACTGATATGCCTGATTCAAGATGATCTGATCAGCTGCGTTAGCGATAGACTGAACAGCAGGAGTCAGGTACTCAGCAACCAAGTCTTTCATAGACTTGCTCATTTCACCATCCTTGATCAGGAAGGTAGTGTGTAGATGCTGGTTCATCTTGATCTGAACCTTTTCAGCAGTTGCATCCTGGATAGTAACGTTATCACTATCGGTCTTTCGTTTCGCAGTGAAACGGCCTGGCCTTCGTGTGTTGACAACATCACCGTATTCTGCTACTTCATCCTCAAAGGCACGATGAACGAGGTTACCTGCAACGAGGTTCTCTTCCAGTACCATTAGAGACTCCTGCGCCCATACTTCGGGGATGAAAGCTCTACCATCTGTGCCGAAATCGTTATCGTAGCAAGGGGTGAAGGGTGTTGCAAAAAGTGTCTTAACCATTTGTTTCTCCTAATTTAAAACGCGCTTATTTTTCCGGGCTTCACGATAAGCCGCGGGGTTCTTAGCCAGCTTAGAAATATCAGCTGCTTTTCCTCCGGTGCCATTCTGTAGATCCATGCCACCGGTACCTCTTCCTTTGAACAAGTACTGGTACTTTGATAATTCCGTCATTCTTTTAACAGCCTCAGAAACCGTTAAATGCAATTCAGCGGGCTTACCATCTTTCCCTTCGGGGTCAAGAAACCTGACCTTTGGGGTGAACTCACCAGTAGCTTTTCCATCGGTGTCCAGAGATTCAATAAGTGATGTCTTCGGTCTCAATATAGCATCAATAGTATCACTATCGAAAGCCTCGTTTTGCGCGGCTGCTTCGGTAATGGACTTACTGATGGTGGAATTGGTGAACCTGTTCTTCCATGTATCACGTTCACCTGTGATAGTTTCTAGTATCTCATTATGTTTCTTTTCTTTCTTCTTTTTATCCTGCTCAAATAGTTGTTCCTTAGTGAGCAATTCCTTTTCCATATTAGTATATCTTTGTTCCAGTTCTTGACGTTGACCATCTGTAAGGTCATTACGCTTCTTAATTGCATCTAGTTCAGCCAGTGCTTTCTTAGCACTATCTGTTTGGCCTTGAAGCATCTTATCGATCTCAGCTTGTTGCTCTGGAGTGAAAGATGCTTTCGTGTCCTTGGCTGCTTCAGCTGCGGCTTTTGCTGCAGCTTCTTCTGCTGCTTCTTCTGCTGCTTTTGCTGCATCTGCGTTTCCAGCTGCAGCTGCAGCTGCTTTTGCTGCTGCGTCACCTGCGTCACCTGCTGCGCCATCATCATAGTAGGCCGTCTGGGCAATAGCCCAATCATTCTTAGCATTATAATACATAACTTCTCCTAGCTTGTTCGGTTAATATCAATAAGGTAAACATCACGAAGGTAGGGTATCAAATATCTCCAAGCCGTTAGACTTGGAACTCCTGCAACTAAATGAGGAGCAGGAATGCCCCTATCATATGTGGAACGTACATTAGCATAACCTTGAGATGTCATCCCAAGATTTTCGCCTTCTAACTGTGGGTCGACACCATCTAGTAAGGCTAGTGCAATCTCGAAACAGGCTTGACCTATATCGTCGGGAACAGTGGTATCCTCTCCACGTGGGAACTGGTTCACTTGATCCTCGTCATATTTCTCGCCAGCATAATTTAGGCGATCTATGATCTTAGTCGCCATTGTTAGCGATTTATAGGTCAGTGTTCCTACTTCCCCGAAATTACTACCATCTTCATCTACGGCATCATCCCATGCTTCTACGTTCAGTCTTTCATTCGCAATCTCCTCTGCTTCCGCTGGTGTAAGATAATTCATTCTGTATCCTTTCCGTTACTTTTGCCGTTGCCTCTTGTCTTATCGGTAACTGTTCCGTCCTTGGTTGTATCTCTTGACTTTTCTTTCTCTTTGCTTGCGGTATTATTCTCACTATCCATATCCTTCACACCTCTAGCTGCATTCAGACTATCTACACTAGCCTCACTCTGTGCTATAGCTATTCGGGCAAGCCTATCGGTATGGTCAATCTTAGCCTGTTCTACCTCACCCTTCGGGTAGCCTCTCAGACTGGATGCTAGTTCCGTTCCCACGAGCCCTGCTTCTAAGTCTTTCCTTATTACTTCAGGGTCAGTGATGATAACAGCTGCGTTGTTGATCTCATCCTCGATAGCTTGCATCTGCTCTTCACTAACTTTATGGCCAACTAGTATCTGTGCTATCTGGACGGAGATTGCTTTCTGCAAACCAACTGATGGTAGCGATGGTAACATCTTGGTCAGTTCTAAGACCTCAGCTCGCCTTTCTGCATCTGTACGGAGTGTATAATTCTTTGGGTACTTGATTACTGGTGGGTTACTCTTATCGTAATCAGCCCAGACTATTCCGATTTGGCGTTCGCCACGTTCTAGCTCAGTACCAATACAGGCGAGACCACTCTCAACAGAGCGTTCACCATCGGATAGATCAGTTAAGGATAAACGGACGAGCTCCCTTATCTCTTTCTGTAATGCTACCTGCTTAGCCATACTAGCTTGTAGTGGCTCAGGGCTTGGATGGATGAAATCAGGTTGGTCCACACCCTTAGGATAGCGACGGCCTTGTGATACCCCTGCGTTCATCTCATTGTTCTTACCTGTGCTGCCTTCTTCGGATGTGCCTGTATCTGCTGTTCCCGCACGTAGCAGGTTAGTTGCGAACTCTTTCGGGTCAAACTGTTCTACGTAGAACGGGAAGTTACTCTTAATAGCATAGGATAGATCGGAACTACCTAGGTTCAGTAGTGCGATCTGGTAGTTAGCTATATCGGTCATGAGTGACTGTTTCAGCTCAAAGATACAGAATGGTAGCGTTTGGATATTGAGGAGCTGGTTACCTGTTTCCAATCCAGCATCATCATAGATATAGATCTGTACACCGTTGGCTTCTTTCTTCAGGTAGCGGTAACGTGTAGTTGTCCCATCGGCTAAGCCTGAATCATCCTTTGTATAGATTTCATCCCGCAGTAGTACGGCATTCAGTACGCCATTAACGTAGTCCCATGCGAGGATATCTTCCGTTCTGTATGTATACACATACGGAGGAAGAGCTGCTACATCGGCTTTACTGACTGTATCAGGTAGTGGGGACCTATCAACGTACACCCCGACCTTACCCATAGACAAAAGCTCAGGCAGTACCTCACTGCTGATGAAACCATTCATTGTACTACCTGAACGGTCTACACCACCATCAACACCACGGACAGCAGCTTGGTAGCTGACTGGGCCATCTACACGGACGACATCAATCAGACGTTCGCTGATAGCATCCTTCACTTCATTGACAGCTGTCTTCGCATGTGCAGGGCAGTAGCTTGCAGCCTTACGTGCGCTGAACTCAAGGGCACTTTCCCTTTTACTCAGCTTCTTTACGTACTCATCGATAAATTCCTGACCACCTTCATAAGCCAACCTGAACTTGTTCCATTCAGATGTCAAATTATAGTATTCAGGATGTCTGATAGTGATGATCTTTTTCTTTGCTTTAGCCATGGGGTACCCTCTATACTGGTGAGTCTATATCAACTGAACTGTAAGCACCTGCACCTAGCTGTAATGCTATTTCAGCATAGTTACGTGCGTGTGCGAAATGGTCGTTTTTGGTGTTCTCATAGCAACCGTAAGCGTTGCCATTATTATCTCGTTTGTATACCCGTACTGGAGCAGTCATATGGCTCTTGTACTCGGGACTGGTATTAACTGGTAGCTTAATTGTTCCCTGACGAAATCTGCTCAGGCTCACGTCCAGCCAATTGGTACGGTCGACTGTTACCTTAGGTTCATTAGGATGAACAGTGATGTTTTTACCTCTTGTACCATTTCCGTAGATGCAAAGATGGACTATGCCCTCGAACCTACCTGCGAACTCTAGTGCCTTCCTCGTGTCTGGTTGGTTATCTATTACGCAGTGTATGACCTGATACCTAGTCATTAGTTCGTCTAGTTCCTCGAAGTTCTTAACTTTCCCCTCCATGAGGACTCGACACTCAGTTAGCAAATTTATGTCTTGGGTCGTTGCTTGCTTCTTGAACGTGAACTGATCTATCTCGTAATGTATCCAAGTGCCTACGTCCACACCCATAGTAACGAAGGAGTTCGGTGGGCTGAACTGGTGGCTTGTATAACCTCCGATGCATTCATCTATCTCTGTCTCCGTAAGCTGTGCACCTTTAACTGCGTGTGGTAAGCCCATCTTGGAGTTGAAAAATTCTTGTTCATCCGTGGCATTAGTCAAGCTTGTTAGATATAGCTGAGCTATCTTCCACGGGTCTAGTCTGCAGGAGTAGAGCTGGTTAATATGGTAGCCCTGCGTCAAGCTCTCCTGTATTGATGGTACCCATTGTCCGGTCTTGAATATTTCTTGTTTTTGGCTGTGCTCCAAACGGCCCTGACATTCCTTACAGACTAGGTAGGTGTTCACCAATTGGGGATCGTTCGCACTTTCGCCCGTTATCACCATACACTCAGGGAAAGTAAGCTCTGTCATCTTGGAACAATGTGGGCACTTAAAGAAATAGTGGTTCTGACTGCTATTCTGGAAAAACTTATTAATACCCTTGCCTTCGATGGTTGGAGTCGATATCATCCAGGCTTGTCGTTTTATTTGTCCACTCATTCTTTCGAAGGCAAGGGTGATATTTGCTTCGTCCATCTCGTCTACTTCGTCGAAGAACATTTGTCCAACGGGAAGCGACTTGAGCTTAGACTTGGACTTACTGCCTCTCACGAATAAAGAGGAGCCACCCGCACGCTTATGGGAGATATTCTTTACATCACTGAATAGCTTCTGTAGGTGCGGGCTCATCTCTAGTGCTGGGTCGAATCTACTGGATGAGAAATCTGAACTATCACCCTCTGTTGGTAGCACATATAGTACGCTCGTACCCTTGGCGTCTATAACGTAGAAGCAACGGTTCAGGCACATCTCTGTGAAGCCCACTTGTGCAGCTTTTTGTCCTATGTTTAATTCGTTCTCACTGTTGTGCATTTCTTCTAGCCAAGGGAACTGCTGGAAAGACCATGGCTGTGGGCCAGTTGGGCTCACCATCATCCTGTATTCTTCTGCCCACCTGGAGCAAGACCTAATGCTACCACGGTGCAGGCCTTCTGATATACGTTGGGCGAGCATTTGTGGTAGCGTTAGTTTGGGCATTAGTTACTACCCGCTTCATCGCTGCCCGGGACTAGGGATAATATGTCTTGGCTTAATGCTTCTAGGATGTGTTCATCTTCGATATGATCGCCTATTGCACCGATGACACCAGAGGCAAAAGTGAGTAGTGCCTGCTTATCCATTAGGGAACCTAGGTTGCGTTCTAGGCTGTGGCAGCTCTTGACTAACTTCTCTATTCTTAGTACTAGGTCACTGATTAGATGTGACTTAAGTACGAGATCATGAACATCATTGCACTGGTTCAATTGCTCTTCCAGCATCATGCGTAAGATAGCTACCTCATCATTGAGGCTCTTCAATCTCGGTGAATCAGCGTGTCTGTTCAGCTGCTGTTGGAACTTATTCAGCTGATAGTTTCTGATATTCTTACGCTCCTCGTCTTCAACCCTCTTATTACCACCATGTACAGCACAAGTGCCACCAAGAGTGGTGGCTTTATTTAGACATTGACCCTTGGCCTTAGTTGCCTGGCATCTCCACGGATCATCTTCAGCTACTCTTGTTATCTCGTATTCCATGGGGATTGACCTTTCTTGTCAAGATGATA